GTGCTTTTAAGATGGATCTAATTACTTTTTTGATCTCATCTCCTAGCTGTAGCATGTCTGTTGTTATCTTGCCATCATTTTGAAGGTACATCTCGTTCCATTTAGACTCGAGTTGTATCTTCTTGGCGAAGAGTAACATCGTGCTTTGTGCCATCGTTAACCTCCTCGTAGGTTATATAGAACCCAGCGCCAGTGGCAGTACCACTGAATTTCAATGGATTCGGCTCCCATTCTATAGCATTTTTTCCTAGATAGTCAATGATTTCTTTATGCACCTGTTGCATAGTAATCATAGAACTATCGGTTTCCTTATAGAATTTTGTCTGTACTTCTTTCGTATAAATCTTAAATAGATATTTTCTCACACTCTCTCCTTTACCTTATGTTGATGGGCGGGTCAACCCCGCCCATCGAATAATCTTACGATTACGCTCCTGGCGAACCGTAGATACCTCTAGGGTCAGAGAAACCAAAAGAGTATCTCTCTCTAGCTTTGTATCTTACGTTACCAGTGTCGAAGTCACCTTCCATTTTAGTTGAGATAGGTGATCTCACGAACATTTTTAAGCCGTTAGGCACATCAGTTTTGATGAAGAACGCATCAGTATCAGTTAAGTAGTTGTTCACTACGTAACCTTGAGGGATCATTCCCATAGAACCGATTGCGTTGATATCATTATCAGCTGTACCAACTCTTTGAGAAGATTTCATTAATCTTTCCGCAGTGAATTGAAGTTCACTTGGGATGATTAATTTCATTCCTCTCGCAGCGACTTTAAGTCCTCTCTCATCAGTGAACGCAGCGATATCAATTAACGCTTGCTCTAAAGATGTTTCGTTCAAGTCAGCAGAAGTTGCTAACTCGTTAGAGAACGTACCAGCAATTGTTGGGTGGTCAGTAGCACAAAGCTCCTTACCATCACCACCTGCAAAAGAACTGTTAAATGCATTGTTTAATACATTCGCAGCTTTTACTTGCTTAGTGTTCGCCATAGATCTTGCTAAAGCTTTTGTATATCTAGACGCAAGTCTGTCATACAAGTTGTCTTCAATCGCTTCTTCAGTGATTGAGAAAGCAAGAGCTATTGTTTCGTGAGTGTATCTAGCAGTGAAAGTTTCTTGTGCGTTGTCGTAAGCTACGCCAGATCCTTCTGGTTTAACTTCCGCATTCGCGAAACCAGATAACATTACTTCTTCTTCAAAAGCTCTGTCACTGTTTTCTGTGTCGAAAATTTCAGTATGCTGATTCTCGTACTGTTTATATTCCAGGCCAAATAGGGCATTTAAACCTGGCTCTAGTTCTTTAACTAGTTGTGATCTACTAATAGCCATATGTTTATCCTCCTATTAGATACCGTTTGAACCAAGTGCTAAGTTGTGCTCGTTAATTCTAACGATCCAGTTAACATTAGCAGCTGTTAAGTCACTATTGTCAGGATCTCTAGAAACGCCCAAAATTGTTAATTGAGCAGAAGAGCCAGCCGCTAAAGTTGAGTCATCAAGTTCGACTTTTGATACAAAGTTTGGTGTAGCACCAGCAGTGTATTCAATGTCAGCAACGTTGAAAACGTCAGTAGCTGCAGAAGCACCTGTGTTGTTTGATTGTATTTCGAATCTTTGGTACGGATCATCCGCTACGAAACCGACAATGTCAGTCGCAGCATTTGAAGCCGCCAAGTGATTCGCCCAAGTTGGTTTGCTTGATGAAGCATCAGTATAGAAAACACCGTTAAGTGATCCTAATAGAGCATCGCCAGCTGCAGCTACACCAATTGTACCGCCTGAAGTCATCTTCACTGGGTCGTTTTGGTAAATAGCAGTTGCAGAAGCTGCAATACTATATTCGGATAAACCTTGAGCGTCTCTATTTTGACCAACTTTTCCGATTGCTTTCAATCCGAAAGCAGCGTCTTTGTTTGCCATATAGTTTTTCTCCTATAATTGTTAAAGTTTATCCAGTGGTTAGGAAACGTTAAAAGATTAACTTTTCTTTGAGCCACCGAAAGTAACACGAGTCTGTCGATCACTATTGATCGGCATACTTGGGTGCTGTTCCTTCATGAGATCGTTGTTAAC